ATTCGGTCCCGTCATCGAGGTCAGGCGACGAACAGTCCTTGAAGAAGGTGTCGGCGGCGCCGAACGTGCGGGTTTCGGTCGGGCGCACAGTTACGCCGCCCGCGCCGACGGTCGGGCCGAAAAGATCGATGCTCATTGATTGCTTACCTCAACTGTTAGCTGGATTTCGGCGTGGACGATCCGCGAAAGGATGCAGATCAGGGGTGATATGTCGGGACCGCAGCTATGGCGGCGGCCCGCACGGAAGCGGCCGGCAAGCGGCGGTAGGTTGCGGCCCGCATTCGCGAGCGCCGGGCTTTCGTTCTGGAAAACGACGACGCGCAGGGTCGACAGCCCCATGACACGCCCCGCCTTGGCGCGCCCCGCAAGCGCCTTGCCGGCGCGCGATCCGCAGAACGTGACCTGTTCAATGCAGCTGATCGACCAGCCAGACCGCGCCGCGACCTGCGCGTAATAGTCGCAGCGCGTCCCGCCGATCGCGGCGACCTTCGTGCAGAGGTCGGGGAACGGATCGCAGGCGTCGGGAAGACCGTATTCCTTCATCCAGCCGTCGCGGGTTTCGCTGATCGACTGACACCAGAATTCCTGCCGCAGGTCGCAAAGCCGCTGCGTTGCGTATTGCAGCACGGCGGCGAACGATCGGAAGTATTGCCAGAGAATGCTAGGCGCCGACCGGGCCGTCGAAAAGGCGTCGCTATCGAAGGCGTCCGGGTCGAAGCCGATTTCCTGCCCCGGCATCGGCAGACCTTCATGGGTCTGCCATGCGCGGCCCCGCGGCAAAAGTTTGAGAACCGCGGACGTGACGTCGTCCAAGGATGGGCAAAACATGATGCTGTTTCCTTAGACGAAGGTGATCGTCCCTAGCGTCGCCATTTGCCCGGCGGAAAGCGCGACGTCGGTGACAGGTGACGTGATGCTGTGGCGTTGCTCGCCGGTTGCGTTGGCGACCGCCTGCCAAATCCACGACAGCGAGAACGAGAACGGTGACGCCAGATAGGGCATGCTGCCGAACTGCGCGTCGGCGCCGGCCGGACGCGACAGGCGCTGGAAGGCGTCCGCAAGTTCGGCGCGGACCGCTTCCTGAACGTCGACCGTGTTCGGCTGAAGTCCGGAAATCGTGACGTTGACCGGGACTGCGATCGGCGCCGCGACCGTGACCTGCGCGCCGGCAGGCTTGACGGTTTCGATGTAGTCCTGAACGCGCTGGACGTCCGCCGCCTGCGGGATGCCGTTGGCATAAAGCCCGTACATCAGCGGGAAGACGCGGACCGTGCCCGGCCCCTGCCAAAGCCGTTCGACGTAAACCGTCGGCCGGTCCAGATAGAACGAGACGCCGGAAACCTGCCCGGCCCAGAACACATAATCGGCCGGCGCGCCGCCATGCGGCGGGTTGCGTTTGCGAAACAGGATGCGCGCTCGCCAGCTTTCGATGTCTTCCAGATCGGCGCCAAGCGTCAGGCCGTTGCCGTCGACGGCGGCCGTCGGCGCCGTCGTGCTGGTCGACGTGACGCCGGACAGGATGGCAAGCGGCGCGTTGGCGTCGGTGTTGCCGGCCGCGCCGTCGGCTGCGGCGATGACCGGGACCGTCAGCGATCCTGATGTCGCCAGCGTGCCGCCCGCGGTGACGATGAACTGAACGCCGTCGGTGCGTTGAAGGACCGCGTTCGTGTTCACGGTGACGTTGTCGGTCACGGTGAAGACAACATTCCCTGACGCCGGCGCGGCCGGGTTGCGCGGGATGCCGTATTCGGCCCCGTGGTTCGTCAGGCTTTCGACGTCCGGCGCGCTGAAGGCAAACATCTGCTTTTGGATGTAGGCGGCGAAGCCGAAGACTTCGAAGATCGCGCCGGCGATGACCTTCGCCGACGCATAGACGTTATTCGGCCAGACCCATGCGTCCGAACCCTTCAGGTTCGCGCGGAACGATTGCCGCGTCCGGTTGAGAAGGTCAGCGAGTGTCGGGAGGGCGAACATTCAAGCAGTCCTATCAGGCCGGATTTTGCGGGAACGGTTGCGGCGACGGCGACGTGACGGATTGCTTCCAGATGTCGTCGAAGCGGTAGTTGTAGAGTTGCGAGCCGTCGCGGCCGTAAATTTGGATCGCCAGATCGCAGCGATCGGCGGCGAATTCCGCAGTCGCCTGCGCTTCGATCTTGGTCGCGACGCCTTGGAAGATCAGCGGCGCCAGCGCGTCCAGCGCGATCGCTTCGACCCAGCGGCGGATGTCTTCGGTCAGCGGCGCCCGTTCGAAGACCCAAAGCAGCGAACCCATGTCGGTTTCGCCTAGTTCGGGATGAATGTCGGCGCCATCGCCCCACCATCCGCGCGGGTCGCCGTCCAAGACCAGATAGCGAAGCGGATGGTCGGCCGGGATGCGCTTGTCGGTGAACAGCGAGATGATGACCGCGGTGTGCAGTGCCGCCTTTGACTGAAGCCCGCCAAGGTTCTGAGCTTCGTCGCTGCCGGCGATCGCCCAATCGGCGGCGCCGCGCCATGGCGCCCAGACGCTATCCCAAAGCAGGATCGGCTGTGCGCCGCCGCCTTCGTTGATGCGAACGCGCAGGTAGCTCATACCGCAAAGACCTTTGTTGCGCAGCCGCCGCCGCAGAGCCCGATCAGCGTTCCGCCGTCGTCGCCAAGATGTACTTGATCGCTTTTGACGACGACCTTCGGCGCGGTCATCGTGATTAGCCCGCTCTGCATTGCGATCGACGTATTGCCGAATGTGATGGTCAGGCCGGACGTCGTCGCGACGATGGAAATCGTCGTCGTGTCCTGATCGCTGGCATCGTCAATGCCGTTGCCGCTGATGCTGGATTGTCCGGCGTGGTAGCCGTGACCGACCCGGATATTAATCTGCTTTTGATGAACGACGTCCGCGCTGTCTTTGAAGACGCGGACAATGTCGCCGTACATATTGAAGATGGCTTTGCAGCCTTCCGGCGTGTTCTTCGGCCGATACTTTTCGTGGCCGCCGTCATAGTACAGCGTCCGGTCCGATCGACTTCCCATCTGCACCATGACGCCATCGCAATCGGACGGCGGAACCGACGTCGACCCGAATTCCTGCGGCCGCCAGATTTTCTTCGGCAGTTCGTTTTTCAGGCCCTTCAGGTCGACCCGCTGCTGACTTTGGCTGTCGTCGACCTGAACGACGCGCGCGCGGCGCGTCGACGACCGAAGGCCGTCGTCGTGTTCCCAATGCATCAGCCCTACCCCATGTCCCAATCGTCGCCGGACTGGTTGCCCTGCCCGCCGCCGGCGCCCTGCCCGTCGTAAGCCCGCGGGTCGACCAGATGCAGGTTTGCAATGCTGCCGCCGTCGTTCTGGACGTAGTCGACCGCTTCGATCAGCATGTCTTGCGCGAGGTCGAGAAACGGGCTTTCGGTCCAGACCAGCGCGCCCGGCGTCCAAAGCATGCCCCCGTCGTCGTGGAAGCCCTGAACGCAGATTTCCGCCTTCGTGCCGTTGCCGGCGGTGCGGTTCTTGCGGTTCTTCGCCCGCTTCGTCGCGCGATCCTGCGTCGTGTCTTCATCCTGAACGATGATGACGGTCCGATGCCGCTTGACCGCGCCATCGGTTTCGGTCGCTTCGATCTGCGTGTTTTCGTCGCCGTGACCGAACGGGCGCTGGCCGCGGACGATGATCTTCGAATGCCGGTTCCTGTCGTTGTGATGCGCGGTCCCGGACAGAATGTTCTGCCCTTCGATCAGCGCGCCGGACTGCCGCAGGCTGCCCGCCTTCGTGATCTTGGCGTTGCCTTCCGGCGTGCCTGCAATGGTCAAGCCTTGCTGGCGGGTCAGCTTTTCGACGCAGCGGTAACAGGTTTCGCCCGGTGTGATCTGATACTGGTCGACCTTCTCCAGCTGCTGATCGCTTTCCCATTTCGGTTCATACTCGCCAGAGATGGCTTGCGCGATCTCCAGCGGGTCCTGATTTTCGAAATGCCCGGTTTCGTGTTCGGCCGCCCCGTCGACCAGATCGGCAGACTTCGATCGGCCGCTGACGCTGATGATGGCTTTCTTCGCCGCGAATGACGGTTCGCGGCAGTCGACGTATCCGGTCAGAAGAAGGTCGCCGCTCGCGCTGATCGTGACTTCCGTCCCCAGCGCGAAGATCGCATTCGTCGCTTCGGCGCCGACTTCGGCCGCGATTTCGAGCGAGAACGACCGGGCCGCCTTGTTAAAGGCGGCGTGAACGTGGAATTCCTCAAACGCGGTGTATTGACCGCCGCCGGCGGTGATGGTGACGACTTCGATCCCCATGGTGGTTCACTTCGCGAGCGCTTCGAACGTCGGCGGCAAAAAAGACGGGTGGGCCGCCTGATTGCGCGCGACCAGTTCGCCCGACCGCGTCGGGTCGGAATAGAGCCGATAGGCCCAATAGAGCGACGGCATGGACTGGTTGGCTTCCACGGTGACGACCGGCGCCAGATCAAGGATCGCCTTCGACAGATACTGGATCGTCGCGTTACGCAGGCTTTCGATCGCGTGATAAAGGTCGATATCGCCGGCCGGGATGTTCTCCAGAATGGCCGCGATGTATTCGGCGACGTTGGCACGCAGGGTGATTGCCGACGGCCGGTCTGCCAGCGGCGCGCGGGAAACGCCCTCGCAATAGGCCGTGACCGCAGCCAGCAACAGCAACTGTTTTGCCGCCGCGTCGTTCTGCGCAGCCGCGGCCCGGCTTTTCGTCGGATAGACGGGCGCGCTGGTCGCCGGCGCAAGCGTCGGGTCGGTGACGACCGCTTCGAAGGCGCTGATCGCATTCGCGGCCGGCATCGCTGCGCCGATCGCCCGGGCCGACGCGATGATCTTCGTCGGCAGCGTCGCGACGTTGACCGGGTCGACGATCAGGTCAGGCGCGGCGTTGAACGTCACTTGCAGCTGGTCGCGCTGCGCGGCGCTGACCGCGGGATCGACGGGTTCGGTCGTCCGGATCGCTTCAAGGGTCGAGACCGCGTTTTGCGCTCCGTCGGACGCCGTTTCGACGACGAAGTCCGGCTGTAGCGCGGTGACGATGTTCGCCACGAACGACGCGGCGATCGACAGCGCCGCCGCGTCCGCCGCCGCAAAGACGAGGTTAGCCAGCATGGCGACCGAGATGACCGCCGACGACGCGCCCTCCCGGATGAACGTCAGGGTGAACGCGATAAAGCCGTGCTTGTCCTTCGACCGCTCCCGGCGGAAGTTGAGGCAGCGAACGAGCCGCGGCCCATGCGCCGGCAGGACCATGACGCCCGGGCCGCGCGTCGCGCAGGTCGCGACCAGCGTTCCGGCGTCGCTGTCGGCGGCGTCCGACGCAACGTAGGCGGTGACGTCGAATGACCGCTTATCCTCCCCGAGGTCTTCCAGATACGGGTCATCGCGCATCGGGAACAGGTGAACGACGATCCGTCGACCGCCGTCTTCGGCGTCCCGCTCAACGAAGAAAGGCGTCCCCTTATAGGACGCCCTCCAGAGCGTTTTCAGCCAGTCACGAGCTACAGCCATCCGGCGGCCCCCTTAGTAGGAAATCGGCGGCGACGGCGCGCCCGGCGAACCGGGCGGCGGTGCAGCCGCGTCGGGCGAGGAATGGCCCAGCGAGCCCGGGCCGTTCGAATTGAGCGACCCGGCGAGCCGGATCGCGGCTTCTGCGCGCTTGACGACGTCGATCAGGGACGACCCGGCGTTGATGTCCAGCGCCATCTTCGCTTCGCCGGTCACTTGACCGGAGACGCTGACGGTTTGCGATCGATCGCCGCCGACGCCGGTCCCGTAAGTCATGGTCGGCGACAGTTCCGGGGAAATGAAGTTGTCCCCGTAGCCGAAGGCGCGGCGATAGACGTCGCGCATCGATCCGCCGCGTTGCAGGCGAAGGCGTTCGCCGCTGGTCAGGCCGTCATAGCCAGCGTCTTCGACGGACTTATGCATCGCATAAAGGCCGCCCGCGATGCCGGCGCCCCCGGCGACCCAAGGCAGGGCCGCCGCGGCGGTGCCCCAGACGCCCGCAGCGCCCGCTGTAGCGGCCGCAGCCGACGCCGCGCTCTTTACACCAGCCGCGCCGGATAGCTCCGCAGCCGCCGCGGACAGGGCCGCCGCAGACCCGTCCAGCGCCGTTGCAGAGGCGCCCAGACCGAAGCCGTTCATCAGCCCGGAAAACAGCCCATAGGTCGCCACGCCCCCGGCGCCGACGCCGGCGGCAACCGCCCCGCCGCCGATCCACTTCGCGGCGTCGGGATGTTCTTTGTTGAACTTGGACAGTTCGGACTGCCAGCTGGCGAACGTGTCGGCCATGCTGTTCAGGACGCCCGACGCTGTCTCCATCGCCGGCTGCGTCAGCACGCCGGCGAAGTTTTCAAGCGACGTCGTCAGCGAGTTCAGGGCGACGAAGGGGTCATTCTTGTTATTTTTGACCGCGTCCAAACCCTGCGCTTCGTTGTATAGCTTCGCGTGATTTTCGAAGCTTGGCATTTGCTGGATCAGCTTCGACACAAGGTCCGCCGATCGTCCAGCTGGGAACGCGCGCCGGGTTTCCCCGACCATTTCGTCGAGAGTGTTGAACCCGGCCTTTTTCAGCGCCGGGATGTAATACTTCTTGACCCATAGATCGGGATCAGACTGCGCCAGCTGATACCCGGCAACATGGCGCCCATGCTTCATTCCCTTGATTTCGCCGGTCTTCGTCAGGTCGAAGTCCGACTTCTTCGCAAGACCGAGCGAAACGAATTCCTTCGCTGCGGAATGCTGGTTTCCTTGAAAGCCGCCGATGACTTGCTTGACGAACATATCGGTCGACTGACCGGCCGTCTGGCCGCCCATTTCCTGCGCCAGCGACAGCGCGGTCGTCATGCGGTAGCGATCCGACAGCGACACGCCGGACGCTTTCGCGTACTTCGCGAATTCATACATCGCTTCGGGCGTGATCGTGTCGCCCATGACCTGCTTGGCTTTGATGAAGCTGTCAACGTAGCTGTGCAGTCGACCTTCGTCCTGACCCAAGCCCAGCATTTCGGCGCCCTTGAAGGCGAGGTTCAGCCCCTTCGCGCCTTCGCCGCTTTTGTCGATCGCGTTCATCGCCGCGGTCGCCTGAACCGCCAGCGGAAGCATCGTATGCGCTTCTTCCGGGTTGAGCATGATTGAGCGCAGTTCCTTGAACCGCTCCATCGCGTCCGCGCGTTTGACGTTCGTATATTTCGCGGTCAGGTCGCCGCTTTGCGCCCATGCGCGATCAATGTCCGCCTGCGGGATGCCGGCGGCGCGCATCTTGACCATTTCCGACTGCATCTCTGCGCCGGACTTCGCGGCTTCATAGGTGCCGTGGAGGATGCCCGGGCCGGCGAGCATTGCCGCGTTGCCGGCGCCGCGGCCGACAGCGCCGGCGGCGCGTCGGAGCATGCCGGGCTGCCGTTCAAGGACGGCGTTCGTCCGTTCGACCGCCGCGCGCAACCTGTTCTGCGCTTCGACGGCGCGGCTGACCGGGATGCCGAAACCTTCAAGGCCGGCCCTGGCCTGAAGGACCGCGATCTTCTGCCGTTCGAACGCGGCTGACGCGCGGCTGACGGCCGCTTGCGCGACTTCATAGGCGCGCGCCAGCTGCTTTGCATCGCCCTCGCCGGCCTTCATCGCCCGGGCCGCCTTTTCGACGGCCATCTGCGCTTCGCGGAAGCGGGTCCGCGCGTCGGCAAAGCCGCCCTTCGCTGAACCGAAGCGGTCGATCGCCGCCATCTGTTCCTGCGCCTTGGCAAGCGACTTTGTCAGCGCGTCGACCTGCTTTGACGACTTCGCTGACTTGGCGATGCCTTCGATCTTCTTCGCGATCTTGTCGAAGACAGCGCCGGTCTTGTCTTCGGCGCTAATGACAGCTTTTGCCTCAATGATCTTTGCCATCAGCGCCACTTCTTAGGTTTCGGCCGTCGCGTCCATGCGACCGCGCGCGAGTGCCAGTATTGCAGTTCGGAAATCGTCAGCTTGCCGAGAGCATAGAAGGGTTCCCGGTGCTCCCCGACGCCGCCGAAGGCGAGTTCATCCGCTAAGTCTCGGAGCCCTCGCCCGCTTCGACGTCGGGACGGAAAAAAGACAAGAGTGCTTCTTTGACTTCCTTCGCCAGCCGCGCCTTGCCCTGTTCAAGAATGGTCGCGTCCTTCGGTTCGACAAGGCAAACCCGGATATAGGCCGCGATGACGTCGGCGTTTTCGACCATGAACGGGTTTCCGCCGGCTGACGCGGCGATCGTGTAGGGATCGCCATGCGTCAGGTATTCGTTGAAGGTCGGTTCGCGAAGAACGATCTTGTGAACCGGCCCTTCCGGCGACTGAAGCGGCTTCTTCAGCGGTATGGTTTTCGTTTCAGACATATTGGCCCCAATCGTCTGTCAGAGGTTAAAGGGTCTTGTACTTGTCGGCCGCCAAGCCCAGACCGCTGACTTCGCCTGACGCGGTGTCCAGCTGCGGATCGCCGGTGAAGAAGCCGCCGGAAAGCAGGTGCGTAACGTTGGTGTCCTGTTCAACGAAGGTGATGCCCAGATTGTCCAGAAGCATCAGCGTTTCGTCCCATCGCAGCGGCGTCCCGTCGGTCTGGCTAACAAGGCGGTCGAAGCTGATTTCCGCGGTGCGCGCCTTCGGGGCGACGGTGCGGTAAACGCTGCCGTCCTGATTGACGCCGGCGCTGACGGAGATGTTCGAAACCGCAAGCGTGATGTTGCCGCGCGCGGAATAGGCGACGCCGCCGATAACAGTCGAGACGCGGCCGCCGGCAGTGTGAGACATGGTTTAGCCTTTCAAGGTTGGAGGGTTTTGCGAGGGTCCAGAAACGACAAAAAAGCGGCGGGTTGCCCCGCCGCTGAATGGTCGTCTTAAGACGGATATTGCAGGAAAGTCGTCGCGTTGACCGCGAAGACACGGAACTGATTGACGACGTCGACGGGCAGGTATGCGTTGACCCGGTTCGGATCAGCCGACCGTTCGACGACCAAGGACTTCGCGAACAGGTCGGAGTTTTCGACCAGACCGCCGGCTTCCAGTTCGTTGTAAACGTGAACGCAGGCCGCCTTCAGGATCGCCGGCGAAACAAGGCCGGGATTGCCGGTCGGGTTGTCGTCGACCAGCGCGCAGCGCCCATAGTCCTGCGTGATGCGCTGGCGCATGTAGCGGACGAAGTACACCATTTGCAGGCGGGTTTCGATGTCCAGCCAAGTGATGTCGGGCTGGTTGTAGCTGTTCGTTTGGTAGGTCGTGACGCAGCGGTCGATCGCGACCGTGCCGTCGCGCTGCACCACGAAGCTGGCGATCCCGTCCTGATACAGCGTCTGCCGCTGCGTGATGCTGAACCAATTGGTCCGGCTGAACGGCGGCAGGATGCCTTCAAGTTGCAGCGTCTGGACCGGCATCGAGATGCGGTAAGCCTGATCAACGGTCCCGCCCAGATTTTTGTCGGACGCGATCGCCGAGCCATAGGCGGCGGCCCAGCGCCAAGGCGGCGACGGGCTTTCCGCGACGCCCATGATCGAACAGTTCGGATCGTTCAGGGCCGCACCATACGAAGCAAGGTTCGCGAAGGTGTCGAACATGACGGTCAGGTGATGACCGTAAATTTGCTGCATCGGCGACCAGCGTCCGGAGATGCCGTCAAGGAAGGGCTTGATCGAGCCAAGCGACACGGCGTCCGAATACGGGCTGACGATGTAGTCGAATTCCTGATCGCCCAGCGCGGCCAGCGCGGTGCCAAGCGCCGGGACGCCGGTTCCGGCGGTGCCGGCTGCGACGGTCAGGTATTGCTGAAGCGACCCTTCGTTGCCGATCAGGTTCGTCCGGATGTCCAGCTTCGCAAACAGCGTGCCGGTGTGGCGCGCGGTCAGCGTGACGACGTTCGACGCTGCGGCCGCCGTGACCGGGAACTGAAGCTTGCGGCCGAACTTCACATAGCCCTGAGCGACCGCGGCCGCGATATTCGTCGCGACGTTGGCGTTCGTGTCGGTCGAGGCGACGCCGACCTGAACCAGTTCGCCGGCGATATACAGCGCAAGCGTACCGCTGTTGCCAGCAATGCCGGCGCCGACGGTCACGGTGAACGTCTGCTTGTTTCCGGACGGATCAGCCAGCGGCAGCATCCAGATTTCGCCGAACTGGTTGTTCTGGCGCGCCCAAATCGCCATTTCCGACAGCATCGAGCCGACGCCCATTTGCGGCTGCGGGTCGCCGCTCAAGATGACCGGCGTGTTTGCGGTCGCGCTGCCATCTGAGCCCATCTGGCCGATCAGGAGGGTTCGCGACGGCCCTTCATAGGGCGACTGGCCAGCGTTCACTTCCGCATAGAACAGCGGGACGCGCAGGTTTGAGGGGATTTGATTGAACTTCACGGTCATGGGTCAGGTTCTCCGTTTCGGGAAGGGCTGCCGATCGGCTGGATCGGGTTAGGAGGCGCCAGCCGCGGGCGCGGCTTCGGCAGCCGGCGGCGCGTCGGCCGCGGGCGTTTCGGCGGGCGGATCGCTGATGACGATGTCGCCGCAGATCAAAAGGCGTTCGTAATAATCGATGCGCCGGACCCATGCGCCGGTCTGCGGCATGGGCATGAAGTTGCGATCAGGCATGCGGACGCGGCCGCCCGCGCGCGGCTTGACGTAAACCGTTTGCATTTTTGGTCCCTTTGGAGGTTCAGAACATGAGGACGGCGGGTTCGCGCCGGCGGCCGCTGATGAACGCGACGCGCGCGTTCAGGGTAAGACTGCCAAGCGCTGCGTTCGCTGCGCCATTATCGACGACAATCGCCCCCGCATTCGAAAGCAGGGCGCCAAGCGCCCCGCCCTCCGTTGCGTTGTCGATATTCGCCGCCGACGACGCGCTTGTGAGCGCTGCCAGCGTTGCGGCAGCGACAGCCTGATCGATCGCCTGCGCCGACGCGCTTGCGGTCAACAAGCCGAGCGTTTCGCTTAGCGACAGGGCGGGGACGACAACCGCCGTTGCCGACAGCGACAGCGCTGCCAGCGTTTCCTGAACGACCATGCCGGGCGTGTCGGAGGCGGTAGCCGCGACAGTCAGCGCGCCGAGGGTGACGCCGACCGCCGCGTTATCGATGACCTGCGCGGTTGCCGTGGACGTCAGCGCGGCGAGCGTATCGCTTGCCGTCGCGCTGTCCGGGTCCGTAGCGGTGGCGCCCGAGGTCAGCGCGCCCAGCGTCGCCGATAGGGTCGCGCTATCGATCGCCTTCGCCGTCGCCGATGCAGTCAACAGGCCGAGCGTTGAACTGTCCGTCGCCTGATCAAGGACCGTCGCCGTTTCGGTTCCGGTTAGCGCGCCAAGCGTGACGCTGACGGACGCGCTAAGCGCGCCGCCGCCTCCGGATGTCGGCAACTCCTCAATGAGGCCGTAGTGATACAGCATCGGTGCGCGTCCTTAGATGCGGCGAACGCTCCAAGGGAAAGCGCGCCCGGTGCCTGCGGTTTGCTTCAGCGTGAACTTCGCCTGCGTCGTCACGGCGACCGGCGGCGACACTTTGCCGGCATTGATCTGCACATGCTGGAACGATCCTTTCCAGACTTGCGCATAATTGGTGCCGTCGACCATGTCATAAACCCGCAACTCGACCAGGTCGCCGAGCGCGAGATTTTTGGTATCGACGGAAAGGACGTAGGTCGCAGCTGTCGTCGGCGCGTCGAGCACATGCTCGGTCCCGATCGTCGCGGTCTGAGAGCCGGAACTATCAACGGTCCATGTCATTTGTAGGCCCCGTAAAGTGTTGCGCCCATTGTCGGAGGATTATAGGCAATGGCACCGCGAACCGAGAGGCGCGATCCTGATGGGACATCAACGGGATAAAACCCATTGCCGCCGTTTATGGCCGTGCCCGCCGTATAGGCGGGAATATCGGGGATCAGAACAACCTCTGATCCGCTTGCTCCAAGGCCAATGTCGATAGCTGCCAGTTCGTAATAAGCATTGGTGCCCTGCCCGTCGAAAGAGCACATCAGCCCCATATAGTCGCGAACAGTAGAGGCGATGACTTGGGTCCACGCCGATTTCGCAAAGCCGGCGGGAGTGAAGGGCGTGCCAAGTGTCGTGGCGGAACTAAACCCTATACTGTCATAGCCGGCTACCCCCTCCATCTGAGTAAAGGAGGCATCGAATAGTTGAGCCCACACTACTGCCGTATCAGCAGCGGTCGAACTCTGCCCTCGTACAGAAATCCTGCTTCCGGCTGGTATGGATAGCGGGATGAAGAAAAAGCATTGCGAACTGCTACTCAACAGATTGCTGACAACAATGACCTCAGAACCTGACGCACCGACGGCAACGTCGATAACATTGACATGATTGCTGACGTTAGTCGAAACAAGCAAACCGATCATCGCGACGTCGCGCGGGCATGATGCCGTCAATTGCGTCCATGATCCTTTTGCATTGGCCGCACCGCAAGTGACCGGGGTTCCCGGCGGTGAATTAAACGCAGCGCCAACCGATTGCCCGTTGCAAATATTCCAGCCTTCAGGAAAGCCGCCCGGCATCTTACTGGCTCGCTTGTCCGGAAAGAATGAGCGCGGCGTTCGCCGGCGTCAGAAGCCCGATCGAAGCCAGATAGTTGACGCCGCCCTGCACAATCGGATCATTAAGGTTGATCGTCTGCGCGACCTGGACGGCGAGCATAAACTGCGTCACGCGCTGGTCGGTCGAGGCCGCGATCGCCGCATGCTCGGCCGGCGTGAAAAGCAGAATGAATTTCCACGTCTCGACGTTGTTCGGCACAACCGGCGCCGCAACGACGACAACCGACTTGCTCGGCGCATCCCAGGCATGGGTTGCGTCGAGCGGCAAAAGCCCCGTGACCTTGGCAAGCCCGGCCGCAGCCAGCGTCGCGTCGGAGGCGACGGGATCGCCATCATTGGCGTTCCACGAATAGAGCGACCCGTCCGCGATCTTGTAAACGTAAGTGGCCATCTGTGCGCCCTTCCCTCAAAGCCTCAAGGCAACGCCGATTAGGCGTTGCCGTCCGTCAGCGTGAACCCGGTGATGTTGACGGTCTGACCGTTCGCAATCGACGTGTTGTCGATCGTCATGTCGCCGCCGCCGCCCGTCGCTGTCACGGTGCCTTGCAGATGGCAGGTCGTGCCGGCGCTGTCATAGATGCGGAAATATCCCGCGGTGCCGCCGCCGTTGATGCCGGTGCCGGCGACCGGAAGGCCGTTCATGCTCTTCTGGCCGCTGGCGGCGTTCGCCATCCAGTCCGACGCCAGCGCGTCGTCAAGGACTTTCGTGCCGGTCGCGGCCGCGGCGCAGTTCGCCGGCATCGAGCCGGTCCAAATTTGCAATTTGGCGGATACGCCGATCGCGGTTTCGATGGCATCAAGGCGAGCATTGCGGACGGCGGTCGAAAGCTGAATGGTCATTTAGGCGATCTCCTATTGGTAGTTCTGGCCGACGATGTTGCCGAAGATGGTTTGGCCGCCGTCCGGAGTGGTGAGAACAACGATGTCCTTGGAGCCGGCGCCCTGCGTGACGGTCGGCGGAACGCCGCCGACCCATTTCGTCCCGGCAGGCCAGCCGTTGATCGCAAAAGCGCCGTTGTTCGTGATTTGAAGGATCAGCTTCGCTTCGACGCCGAAGCGCGGCCAGCCAACGACGGACAGGCTTGCGACGTCCTGATCCAAAACGAGGTTCTGATAGGACGTCGAAATAACGTCGACGCAGCCCAGCTGGTAATCGATCTGACCGGCGGACGCCGACGCCAGAACCTGCGGAACGTCAAGCCCGCTCAAGATGTCGACGTTAAAGTTCATGGCGCTTAAATCCTTTGCGACGGCGTTCATGACGAATTCGTCAAGCGACGGCGCGACAAGCGGCGTCAGCGCCTTGGCGATCGCGACGCAGATGTCGAAGCCGGACCCGTTCGGCAGCGCATGCGCGACGCGCCGCAGCGGTTCGGGAAGCACGTTGAAGCCATACGGCAGCGTGTTCTTTTCGTTGACGATCCGAACCTGATCGTCATTGACCTTGCACGTCCAAGTCAGAAGCCGGCAGGCGATCTTCACGCCGGCGTCGTCCATGACCTGCCGATGGCAATCGGTCTTCAGCGGGCGCGCGAAGCTTCGGAACAGCGTCGCGGAGGCGTCCGGGTCATAGCCGAGCCGGCGCGCGATCTGGAATTCCAGCATGTCCAGCGCGGCTTCCAGCTGCGCGTCGGTTTGCGGATAGATCAGATCGGTCCCGTTATCGTCGCGGACCTTCTGGATCATGCCAAGTTCGAAGACCAGATCGACATGACGGTCGAACGGCGGCCCGCCGTTCTGTTTCGACAACTGTTCGCCCTCGTCCTGATCAGCCAGAATGATGACGGTCGGAAGCGCGTCGTCCGGGTAGGCTTCCGGATCGAAATCGCTGATGCGGCTGTCATAGACGCGGTTCTTCGCGATCGTCGGACCGCTGGTCGCGTTGGCGCCTTGCAGCGCATTGACCGCGGCCAGCCGCAGCGCAGTTCGGACAAGGGTCATTTGCGCGCCGTCAGGAAAAAGAAGGTTGAGCCGAAGCCGTCCGGGGCGGTCGAACTGATTTCATAGACAGAGCCGTCCAACTGGCGCAGGCATCGATCGCCGCGCTTCGGCGTCCAGTTCAGCGCCGCATCAGCGATGCAGACGGACGGCTTCGAAGCGGTCCAGCCGTGCGCGTTGTCGTCTTGGATCGACCCGCGCGCATGCGGAATGTCGGATTTCGTCGGGCCGTCCCATTGTCCAGTCGCGTCGAACTGCGAGCGCGAGACGTCGGGAATTTTCGGAAGGTTCACGTCGCCCGATGACGTGAACGGAAGGAACGTGAAGCTTTCGCCGAACGCCTTATTGATCGAAGCGGCGAGCCTTGCGGCCCGATCTGCGAACGGTGTCGGCATCGGCGAAAGCCTCAGTTGAAAGCGAAGTCAGGTAACGAAGGCGGCGCCGCTTACGAGGTGCGGCGGCCCTTCAGGAGCGCCTTCGGACGGGTGCAGAGCGACAGCGCGTTCATCTGGCTGTCCAGATTGACGCCCTTGTCGTTGTCCATCCGGTACTGTTTCAGGTACAGGCGGCGGCCCATCGTGTTGACGGTTTCGATGTAGTCCGCCGGCGCGAAGTAGGTCCGGAACAGGTTCGGGACGCCGACCGGGTACAGGTGGCAATGGTCGGTATCGATGAACGTCGTGTTGCCGACATAGCCGCGATAGTTTTCCCAGACGATGCCGCCGAATTCGAACTGGCCGTAAGTCTGGCCGCCGAAATTGACGTAGGGATCGCGCAGGTTGTCGGCGCCCGGCTGGTTCAGGAAGCTGGCACGGACTTCCGCGTTCGACAGCAGGTGATCGAAGAACGCGTCGCCGCAGAGCGCGCGAACGCCGGTGAACGGAAGGCCGCCGAGATTGGTAGCCATCTGGCGGATCGTCTGCTGACAGAACATGCGAAGCGCGCCGTTCGCCTTGTTATCAAGGTCGAAGGCCAGTTCGGTGTCCTGCGAGATACCGAAGAAGGCGAACAGGTCGGTCGTCGAACCGTCGGCGTAAGTGATGACGCCCTTCACGGCGCCAATGCGCTGATATTCCAGCGTCACTTCATGGGATGGCTTATGGATCGCGATGCGATCCGCGACCATGCCCATGACGGTCATCAGCTGGTTTTCGGTGCCCCACTGGCGGACGCCCTGAACCTCGTCCGCATAGATCGCGTCATTGATTTCGAAATGCGGGACGACGATCGCGCGGCTGTCGGCCTTTTTCTTATCGAGGGTCGCGCCCGGGCCGCCGCGCGGCGAAGGTGCGATCAGGATAAGGTTGCCGGCCTTTTCCTCAAGGACGATGGTCGTCGTCGAAACGCCGCGTTCGGTGAAAAGGCCCATCTGGCCGAGACGACCCGGCGCAAACAGCGGTTTGTTGATCGCGTCGGTCAGCGAAACCACGCCGAACGCATTGCTATTGAAGATGTCCAACATGGTCTGTTGGTCCCTTTCTGATGGAGGTTGCGAGTTGCGAAAACAGAAAGGGCGACGCCCGGAGGCGCCGCCCTTAACGGTTGGTCAGCGATGTCGGCGACGATCAGCGCAGGCTGATGCCGGCCTTCCGAAGCTGGACGATCGCTTCAGCCTTCTGCGCGGCAGTGATGCCGGCCGGCCAAGTGATCGTCTGCGAATTGACTTCAGCCATGCGGGTGATCGCCGAAATCGCCGCGGTGTTGCTGTTGTCGGTGGTGGCCGCATAGATCGCGATCGCCGCGGCGATCTGCGAACCGTCGGTCCCGGACGGGTTGAGCGCGACATACTGCCGGCCGGAAAGCGGGTCGACGCCGACGGTGATGCTGAAGGCATCGCCGACAACGAAGTCCGTCGCGCCGTCCGCGATGACGAACTTGATCTGATTGTTGAAGGTCGCGCCGACGACGACCTTGCCGATTTCGCGACCGTTCGGGTCGAACACGGCGAAGGTTCCGGAGTTGGTCGCGGCCGCGATGCAGATGGCGCGATAAACGCCATCGATCGCGCCCGACCCGACCGGGGCGGTCGCGTCCAGCGTGAACGTGCCGTTGCCGGTGTTGCCGCTGTCGGCAGCGGCCGACGACGTCGCACTAGCGACGACGTCAATACCGCCCAGCACGGCGCCGGGAACGATCGTCTGCGTCGACGCCTGAATGACGATATTATCGCGGCTGCCGTGGCCGTCCAGTTCCGAGATAATAAATTCGCCCGAATGACGGGCTTCGTTGAAGACAGTTGACATTGCTTTCTCCGTCTATCGGGAGGGTTTGAGGGATGGACTAAAGAGCGCCGATCAGCTGGCGATCTTCATTCCTCGCGAGGTCAGGACATTGTCCCACATGGCGGACGTGTTCTGACTGTTCTGCTGCTGCGACTTGCCCGGGTCGACGGACAGGCCGATATCGCTGTCGGCGGCGCGGGCGCCAGCAACAGAAACGGGCGCAGCTACCAGCGCGACCTTGACCTGATCGACGGTCATGTCGGTCGTGGTCGCCAGCGCAAGCGCAAGACCTTCCCGACCCTTCGCTTCGGGAAGCGCGATGATGGCAGCGAGCCGGGCGCGTTCGGACGCAGCGGCGTCCGCGGCGGTCGGCGCCTTCGGGGCGGTCGCCTGCGCAACGGCAGCCTGAACGGCCGCGTCGATATCCGCCTGCGTGAAAGTCTTGTCAGTCATGGATGATCCTTTCGGATTGTTGAGCTTGAGGGACAGTTTGACAGCCGCGGGTTTGGCCGACAGTTCGGAAAGCGCGCTTTCAAAACTACCGACTGCATCGGCAAGACCGACCGCGACTGCATCGGCCCCGATGTATGTTCGCGCTTCTGTTGCGCGAATTGCTTCTTCCGTCATGCCGGCCCGGCCGACGGCGACGCTTGTTACAAACAGATCATAGAAGCGATCGATTTCGCCCTTCAGTTCGGCTTTCACGTCATCGGTCAACGGCTGATAGGGGTTGCCGTCGACCTTGCGCGCGCCGGCGTGGATCAGCGTCGGCTTGATCCCCTTGTTCGCGATCGCGACGGAGTAGTCGGCGTGAAGCATGACGACGCCGATCGATCCGGAAATCCCGGACGACGTCGTAATGATGCGCGACGCCTGCGACGCGATCGCATAGGCGGCGCTGGCCGCCATGCCGTTGACGACTGCGACGACTTCCTTCGCGCGCGCGGCTTCCGCGACAACGTCGCCGACTTCGAAGGCGCCGACGGCTTCGCCGCCCGGGCTGTCCATATCGAGAATGATAGACGTCACGTCCTTGTCGCGCGCGGCCGCGGCGATCTGGAACTTCAGCTTCTCGTAAGACGTCACGCCCGACATGGCATCAAGCCAGCTGCCGCGGTTCACCAGCGATCCAAGGACCGGGATAATCGCGACGCCGTCCGCCGTCGTCCGGTACGGCTTGCGGCCGGACTTCGGATCGTTCGGATCGTTCAGCGCATACTGTCCGACGTAACGCGACGCTTCCGGACCGGCGCCCATCATTGCGCCGGCTTCTTCAGCCGAGACGTCTTGCGCGCGCAGATCGGCGCCATCGATCCCGATCCTGCCATCCAAGATCGACGCGATAAGCGACAGCTTGTCCGGATGGATCATTAGCGGCCGGTTCAGGACGCGGTCCGCGATATGTGCAAGCTTCGTCATCAGGCAAGCCTCAAAAGGGTTTCGGCCCGCAACATGCGGGGCGGGTCAGTGCTTTCGGTTCCGATCGCTTCAATCTGTTTCGGCGGTGAAAGCGATGGAAAAGAAGCGCTTGACGCGCTTCGTCAGGCGCGGGCCGAAATCAGGGGACGAGGAACCAAGGCGGGATCGTCCAGAAGTCTGTCGCAATGCCCCGCCGGCGGGCGCCGGCGCGGATCGCATAGCGCCGGCTTGGGTTGGGCTGCCCCTGCGCGACCGCGCAAGCCGCCTGCGCGGCGTCGACTTCGACCTTCAGCGCTTCGATGTTCGCCGGGCTGAAGCGGACTTCCTGTTCGCCGTTCGGGCCGCGAAAGCGGATCAGGCTTTCGTTAGCGCCCGAAATCAGCGTGTAGTAAGCCGTTTGCAGCGCTTGAAAGCGCTGACAGGGATCGTTGAAATCAACCGCCATTGTCTTCGCCTCCGCTGCCGCCCTTGTTGTCGTCGGCGGTCAGCTTCGCGACCGTCGCGTCGTCGATTTCGGCAGTTGCGGGGTCGCCCTCCGGAAGGTCGTATTTCTCCCGAAGCTTCTTTTCATGGGCGCGCTGGCGATAGACGTCTTCGACGTCGGTCCCCAGATCGTTGCAGATCATTTCGTCGGTGATGACGCCAAGCGATCGATACGTCTGATGCGCCTTCGCGGTCTTCAGGTCGTCAGCCTGCGGCTTCGGAGGCCCGCGCCATTCAGCGCGACAGGCTGCCGTCTTGTTTTCGATGAAACCAAATAGTCCGTCGGGGAAGGCGACCCGACCCAATTCGATCTGTTCTTCCAGCCATGCTTCAAAGATGGTCTGACAGAGACGGGCGGGAATGCGGCGGCGACGTCGAACCGTCAGCGGCCATAGCTCGCTTGTCGACATGCGAACGCTGGAATAGGTCGCGGCGCTATAGTCGCCGGTCAGCGTTTCGAACGACAAGCCGAGACAACGCGCGATTTCGCGCATCAGGAATTTGGCGAATGCCTCATAGGTCGAATTCGGCGTCTTCGAACCGTTGAAGATCAGCTTTTCGCCGGGGAACAGGTGGGCGATCTTGCCGGCGCGGCCAAGGTCGATCTTCGTCGCGTCATACCAGCCGGCCTTCGCGCCCAGAAGCGCGTCCATGTTGCCGCCGCCGACGCCCTGTTCGTCATCGTCCTGCAAGGCTTGCAGGATCGTATCCGTCGGCGCGTCGCTTTCGATCGTCGCCGCGAAGATCGCTTGGATCAGTGCCGCAGTCAGCGTCGCGTCGGACAGCTGGTCATACTGCCGCGCGATCTTCAGCGCCGGCGCCAGCGGCGTGATGCCGCGCATCTGTTCGATTTCGCCGTCGAAGACATGCAAGACCTGCGGCCGCCCGGCGCCGTCGCGCGCGGGAATGTCGACGATTTCTTCATACAGTTCACGAACGCGCAGCGTGAAGCGGTAGCTGATCGGCATGCCCCATGCGTCGGTCGTGATGCCCTGATACTGACGAAAGCCGTTGCTGTCCTGCATCAGCTTATGGGCCGGCAGAAGCTTGACCTTCGTCCGCGTCTTCGCGAACGGACGGCCGACCATGGGCAGAAGCCCGACGACTTCGCCATGGCTGAAATAGCTGCGCAGGGCCGCATCCGTCATTTCGGCGACCGTCATCGTCGCGCGGACGTCGCATTCCATGGGGCAGTTTGCCCATTCGTTCCAGAGGCTTTCGACCTTGCGCGACCATTCGTCGGCTTCATCCTGCGTCCAGCCCAGCGCTTCCGCGTTCGGCTTCGACGCCAGCCGCAAGCCCTCGCCGATCGTGGCGCCGATCGCCTGATTGACGGCGCCGGTCAGCCAGCCGGAATTCTGGATCGCATCGATCGCGCGCGCAGCGGCGGTGTAATAGGCTTCGCGCGCGTCGTCGCGCGTGTCGCGCAGCGCCGGCCGCCAGTTGAAAAAGAACGGCGAAGCGTTCCCTTTCATGTACTGCGACGAAACCGCAGGCTTTGCCGGAAGCGACGACGGCGATCCGACGCCGACGAAATTCCGCACGCGATCGACGATGTTCATTGCGCAGTCTTCCCGCTGTTAGCCGCGATAGCCGCCAGCTGTTCGGACTTCGCCGCCGAACCGGCAGACGAGCCGAAGTAATAGTTGACGATCGTCGTCAGCGACGTCGCGAGAACGCCGACAAGGATCAGGAACGCCTTTTCGGCCGCTTCGCTCAAGTTGACCTTGGCGGTCATCAGAAGCACAAGGCAGGCAATGAACGCCGCGGTGACGACGAACGCGACCGCGACCTTCGCCGGCGACTTGCTGAAATCTGCCATTTGGCCAGACCCTATCGGTTGAGGCGCGCCGCCAGATCGGCGAAGCGGTTCTTCTTCGCGACGGCCGCGGCAACGGCCGGCGCAGGAGGTGACGCCGGCGCCGACGTTGAGGCCGCCGCCGGCGCCGATGCCCCCTGATCGGCGGGAGAGGACAGACCGCCGCGCAGATGTTGGACGTTAAGCAGATAGCCGGCCGCGCCAGCCATCGCTTCAGCGTCCAGAAAGTGATTTTCCCGCGAACGTTCGATCCACTGCGGTTTGCCGGTCGGAAGCACGATGCGCGCTTCGGCGACCAGCTGGCGGCAATAGTCTTCGGTGACGTCCTTGTGCAGATGCCACGCGCCGGGCTGATCCTTCGGCCATTTCAGCCGTTCATGAACGAACGACTTCCAATGATCGGTGTCTAAGCGGATTAGCTCCAGCCCGTACTTCTGCGCCGATCCGTCCTGCTTGACTTCGATCGTCGACTTCACCAGCGGGCGCACAAGCTTAACCGACGAACCTTTCGTCGGGAAAGCAAAGCGCTTGAAGCGCCGGCAAAACTCATAAACCCGGTTGACGGGGACGCCTTCCTTCTTTCCCGGCCGGAAGCCGCTATCGATGAAGGCGACCTTGATCAGGTCGCCGTCGATCGGTGCGGTTAACAGCTGCGCGAGGTCTTGCCAGACTTCAGGCTGCGCCGTTTCGCCCCATAGCTCGCCGTGCTGGACAAGCCATGACGTCGCCCGCGCGCCCCATGCGCGAACGACGAAGACCAGCCGCGTCTTCTGGACGTCGACGCCGCAGGTCAGATAGCGCGCATCCTCCGGGACGGTCAGCGGCGCGTAAGAACCGCGCCGCGCGAAGATTTCTTCCCATGGCGGGACGTCGCCCGACCCGTCGACATAGACTTCGCCGAATTCGGCGTTCGTCGCCGTCTGGATTTTCGCGCTTTCGTTCGACCGCAGCGCGATCAGGTACGTTTCAGCGCGCGCCCCGATCGATACGAACGGCGAGCAAAGCCCGCTGACCCAAAACGACAGCGTCGACGTTTCAGGCACGTCGCCGGTGACGTTGCCGTCGCGGTCGATCGCCTGACCCGGCGCGACGTAGCGGCCGCGGGCATTCATCGCCGCCTTGTGCTTCTCCTCAATGACGCCGCCGCAATCGATGCGCGGGCATTGGATGTAAGCTTCCCTTCGTGCCTGCGCCGGCGTCGCGGTCTTCGGCCATTTCAGGAGGTTGAACCGCGGAATGAAGTATTCGCCGCAGTGCGGGCAGGGCCATGCCCAATGATGCCGCGTCCCTTCCTGCCAAAGCCGCCAGATCGGCGACTGAACGTCGTCTTCCTCGCCGGCCTTCCAGAATTCCAGCCCTGTCGCCGGATCGCGATCGATTTCGACCATGCCAAGCGACGGGGTTGAAGTGATGCCGACGCAGAAATCTGCGTAAGTGAAGCCGCGGGCTTCGACCAAGCCCAGCGGGTCGCCCTGCCCCTTAACGTTCGACAGCATTTCGTCATATTCGTCGACCAGCGCGATCGCGGCCGGGTCGGACTTCAGCGCCGTCGACGATCCCGCATGCGCCAAGCGGACGCGGACGCCCGCGACGCGCTTAAGCGTTTTCTTCTGCCGCTTGCTGTCGATCCCGCCGACGACCTTCGCCTTCAGCGTTTCAGACTGCTCGAACAGCCCGACCAGCCGCGGTTCGAACTGGTCGGTAACGAATTCCTTCGACGGCCCGACATACAGGATCGGCGCCGGCCGGTTGTCGAGACGTTCGCCGATGACGTCCAGAAAGGTTTCCGTCTTGGCCATCTGCGCGCCCATGACGCAGACGACGCGCTTGTATTTCGGGTCGGCGAAGCTTCGCGCGAACGGGACCGCGTACGGCGTCAGGTACGGATTGCGGCGCCCGGGGACGCCGGTTTCCGGACCATAGATGCGGTTTTCCGCGCCCCATTCGTCAGGCGTCTGGTTCTTCGCCTTCCACGTCGCCGCCTTCCTTGTCAGCGCGTAAATTCCGCGCTGCGTCCGCAATGCGCGCGTCGCATCGATCGATTGCATCATTCAGCCGCTTTTCGATTTCGGCGCGGACCGCAAGGTCGCGCGTAGAGCCGGCCGGGACGCCGCCAAGCTCGCTGCGGAAAGTCCCGAGGATTTCGGCGAAGACCGCTTCGGCTGCGTCAGCATCCCAAAGACGACCTTCTTCGCGCGCGGTGCGCAGTTCGATTTCCTTGGCCCGGGCTTCCTGAACGCGGGACGCCTGCGCCGACTTCGACCCGCGACGATCCTCGCTGCGAAGATAACGGATGTAGGCGATCCGGCATGCGTCCAGATCGAAGCTTCCGTCCTTGTTTCGCGGCAGCGCCCCTTCGTTGACCAGCTGGACGATCCGGACCCGCGACAGGTCCAGATGCGCCCCGCAGACGTTCGCCGATACGCCCTTACGCTTCGTCGGCATGGCCGCCCCGCTCTGCAACGAACCGGCGCAGCGCGTCCTTGCTCGCCCGGTCCATGTAGTATCCGACGCCCCAATCGGTGCGGATCGTCACGCCGGTCGGCAGGCGCTTGCGCAGGGTGCAGACATGCACGTCGATCAGCCGTTCGTCGCTGATATCCCCGGGCCGCGCGCCCTGCAACATTGTCAAGAGCGCGGCCCGGCTGATGGTGACGTTGCGCTTCATCAGCGCGCCCAAGATTTTAAGCTTGCTGCCCTTGACCTTCAGGGCGTCGCGGTATTGGGCGAGGTCATCCCGCCCAATGCCAAGCAGTTCTTCCAGTTCTTCGACGCGATCCCGAAGCCGCTGGATTTCGGACATGGCCGTCAGCGATGAAACCGCGTCACTTCGAACGCGGCGAAGACCTTCGCCAGCCAGCTGCGCGCGTAACCGGCCGCCGTCGGCGAATTCGGTTCGGTCGACGCGATAAACTCGCTGACCGGCAGCGAAGCCCGGTCGATCAGCTGATAAACATGATCCGCCAGCTTCGGGAATTCGATGACAGTGAAGCCCTTCAGCAAGTCCTTCGACGGCGGCGCGTCGCTGACCGGGTTCGACACGACGAACAGCTGAAGCCCGGCGACGTCGTCTGCGATCGTCTTGACTTCGTCCAGCGAGGCAACCGACGACCCGACGATATGCATGACGGCGATCTTCGCCTTCCCTTCGGCGACCTTCTGCACGAACCCGGTTTCGCGCAGCGCGTCCAGAACCGGCTTCAGCAAGCTGGCCGCAAGGTCCAGCACGGTGACGGACGAGCCGTTCAGCGTGTCGAAGACCTTCATCTGACCGTCAATGGTCGTGATGTCGACCAGTTCGGTCTTGCCCGGGAAGAAGCGCTTCAGGACGCCCTTCGGAACCTGCGTGTCGAAGCCGCGGGCGTCCATGCCCTGCGCCGCGAACCAATCCATCAGCGTTCGGCTGACGGTCGTCTTGCCGACGCCGCCTTTGTCGGCGCCGACGATAACCAAAAGCGGTTGACCCATTTCGATGTCCTCTCGATTTGAACCACGTCGAGGCGGCCCCGCACGGTGCGCCATGCGGGACCGCCCTTCCCCGGTGGTCCGCGGGGAACTGGAATTTCGGCCGGACCTGTCGAAGCAGTCTTGGAGGGACCAGCGCCGACTATCCGGTCTTCATCGGCGCTACAGGCGAAGTCATGCCCGCCGCTTTGATCGGCGTCCCGACTTCGCGATGAATGCGAAGCGCGGCGGGCAGAGCGTTATTGCGGCTTCGGGATCAGTCCTTCAGCCCGGCAATATTCGGCCATCTGGTCGGCGACCGACCCGATCGCTTCAGTCGCGACGAAGCCTTTCGAGTGCTTCACGAATTCGCAGATCGGGCAGTAATGCCCGTCTTCCGCCGCCGGGTTCTCCGTCATCAGGTACAGCCCGCCGCAGCGGATCGCGTCGTTCGTGAAATGCCAGTGCATTGACATAAGCGGATCGAACGGCGCCGCCTTGTGCGGTTCGGGATCGCCCGCCTTCGCCGCGTCCAGTTGCGCGACTTCGTTCGCCAGCGCGGTTTCGCCGTCCTTCGCGATCAGGCCGGACATTCCGCGGGCGTCGATCGCGTCGCGCATCAG